AAGAGCAGCGGTATAAGGTGCGTGGGGTAAACTTTGGCTGGAAGGCTAAGAACCCGGTGATGTGGGGCAACAAGCGGGCAGAGATGTGGGGCGACATGCGGGAATGGCTACGCTCGGCGAGCATCCCGAACGATCGGCTCCTCAAGTCTGACCTGTGCGGACCCCACGTCAAGCCTAACTCGTCAGGTACGCTGTTCTTGGAAGGGAAGAAGGAGATGAAGGCACGCGGGCAAGCGTCACCAGACGCCGCCGACGCACTCGCCGTCACCTTCGCCTACCCGCTCGCTAGCCGTGAGGCGCGAGACAGACCAAGACGCATCATCACCGAGCGCGGCGGCAGTATGACAAGCAGTTGGATGGGAGCCTAATGGCACGCAAATCGGTCAGTCTGTCAGTCGGTCGCGGCGAGAAGCAGCCCGTGTCTAAGGGTGCGGGCTTGACGGCCAAGGGACGGGCTAAGTATAACCGCGCTACGGGCAGCAACTTAAAGGCTCCAGCGCCCAGCCCCAAGACTAAGGCGGACGCGGGGCGTAAAAAGTCGTTCTGTGCGCGCATGAAGGGCGTGGTGGCCAAGGCCAAGGGGCCGGCTGAACGAGCAAAGGCGTCGCTTAGACGCTGGAAGTGTGGCTAATGGCTAGTAATAAAGGTCTTTACGCGAACATTAACGCTAAGCGGGCTCGCATTGCAGCCGGTAGTGGTGAGAAGATGCGCACACCGGGTAGTAAGGGGGCGCCGACCGCTAAGGCGTTCCGTCAATCGGCTAAGACGGCCAAAAAGAGGAAGTAATCATGGCATACGGCCCTGTTGGCGTTTCTCGACGCGCTACTATTAGCAACATGTTGGCTCAGCCGTCAGGCGCGCCGGCTGCCCAGCAGCCTCGTATGCCGACGCCGCGTCGGCGCGTGTCTGAGGACATCATCCGCACGACGACGAACTTTCGCCCCTCGCCCATGCCGATGCGCGACCGGGGGAGACCCCGCTAATGCCGCTCGTCAAGTCTGCCAGTAAGGCTGCCTTCCGTAAAAACATCAAGGCTGAGATGAAGGCGGGCAAGCCGCAGAAACAAGCGGTTGCGATCGCATACTCGGTCAAGCGTAAGGCACAAGGTAAGAAGCGCAAATAATGGCTAAAGACCCTACAGGGCTGCGCGCTGCCGCCCGCGTCGCTAACACGCCGACGGATAAAGGCAAGATGTCGCGCGATCCCGCCGACGTTCTAGCTACAGCCCGCTCGCGCCTGACCATGGCGCTGACAGCTTATTCAGACAGCCGCGAGGACGAGCTAGACGACCTGCGGTTCATGGCCGGATCGCCGGACAACCAGTGGCAATGGCCTCAAGATGTGCTCGCGCAACGCGGCGCGGTCCAAGGCCAGACCATCAACGCGCGTCCGTGCCTTACGATCAACAAGCTCCCGCAGCATGTGCGGCAGGTTACGAACGATCAGCGACAGAATCGGCCCGCCGGTAAGGTCATCCCCGTCGATGACAAGGCGGACGTTGAGGTCGCGGAGATTTTTGACGGAATTGTCCGTCACATTGAGTATATTTCAGATGCGGATGTGGCGTATGACACCGCATGCGACAACCAGGTCACGTACGGCGAAGGGTATTTCCGCATTTTGACGGAATACTGCGACGAAAATACGTTCGATCAAGACCTTCGTATCGGTCGCATCCGAAATAGCTTCAGTGTGTATATGGACCCCACCATCCAAGACCCTTGCGGGGCGGATGCGGAGTGGTGCTTCATTACCGAAGACATTCCGAAAGCCGATTTTGAGCGTATGTACCCCGATGCAGAGCCGATTTCGTCGGTTTTGCAGCGCGGTGTAGGCGATGCGGCGCTTTCGCAGTGGATTAACGAAAATACAGTGCGAATTGCTGAGTATTTCTACAAAGAACACAGCAAAGCCACGTTGAATTTGTACGCCGGCAACCAAACGGCATACGAAGGTTCGCCGGAAGCACGCGAATTAGAGATGTTGGGCCTTCAGCCCATTCGCAAGCGCGAAGTTGACGTCAAACGCGTCAAATGGGTGAAGACCAACGGCTACGAAATCCTTGAAGAATCCGAATGGCCGGGCAAGTGGATACCTGTTATCCGCGTAATCGGCAATGAATTTGAAGTTGAAGGTCGTATGTTCGTCTCGGGCCTTGTGCGTAACGCCAAGGACGCCCAGCGTATGTACAACTATTGGGTATCGCAGGAAGCAGAGATGCTGGCCCTTGCTCCCAAGGCGCCGTTCATTGGTTACGGCGGCCAGTTTGAAGGTTACGAACAGCAATGGAAGACGGCCAACACGACTAACTGGCCGTACTTAGAAGTTAACCCCGACGTGACAGACGGACAGGGAAATATCCTGCCGCTGCCACAACGCGCACCTCCGCCGCTCGCCCAAACGGGCTTGATTCAGGCGAAAATGGGCGCTGCCGACGACATCAAGGCCTCTACAGGCCAGTACGATGCAAGTCTTGGCATGCGATCCAACGAGCGCACCGGTCGGGCCATTTTGGCGCGTGAACGGCAAGGCGACACAGGCACATACCACTTCGTAGATAACCTAGCTCGGGCCATTCGCTATGGGACGCGCCAACTCGTTGATTTGATCCCGAAGATTTACGACACCCAGCGCATTGCGCGCATTATTGGTATTGACGGCGAAACTTCGACCGTCCGTATTGATCCGATGCAAGCAGAGCCTGTCCGCCGGATCATGGACGAGACGGGTGTTGTGATTGAAAAAATCTACAACCCGTCGGTGGGCAAGTACGACGTGGCGGTCACGACCGGCCCGTCCTACGCGACCAAGCGGCAGGAAGCCATGGACGCCATGGGGCAAATTTTGCAGGCCAACCCGGCGCTTTGGCAGGTGGCTGGCGATCTGTTCGTTAAGAACATGGACTGGCCGGGCGCTCAAGAGATCAGCAAGCGGCTTCAAAAGATGATTGATCCGAAGCTGCTCGCGGATGAGGAAGACCCAGCCTTGCAAGCGGCTAACCAGCAGATGCAGGTTATGTCGCAGGAAATGCAGATGATGCAGGACATGCTCCGCCGCGTGCAGCAGTCGATGGAAGCCCGCGAAGTGCAGATCAAGGAGTTCGAGGCGCAGGTCAAGGCGTACAACGCTGAAACCGACCGAATTAAAGCGGTCGAAAGCGGTCTAACTCAGGAGCAGGTGCAGGACATTATTATGGGCACTCTAGCCGGCATGCTATCGACCGGGGAGCTTGTGGCGCCTAGCGCCCCTCGCGAGATGGCCGTGCCACCTGAAGGGATGCCGCTATGACCTGCGAAGTCTTTATCGGGCACCTGTTTCTTGCGCGCGATGTGACGCACTCTACGCACTTAAACACGCGTAACTATGCGAAACACAAGGCGTTGCAGAAGTTTTACGAAGGGGTCATCCCGCTTGCAGACAGTTTCGCAGAGGCTTATCAGGGCCGTTATGGCTTGATTGGTCCGATTGCGCTACAAACGGCTAAAAAGACGAACAATGTGCTCGACTTTTTGCAGGACGAACTTAAAACGCTGGAAGACATGCGTTATAAAGTTTGTGATAAAGACGATTCCCCTTTACAGAATTTGATTGATGAGTTTTTAGCGTGAGGGTAGATCATGGAACTTCTTAACCCGATGGCCGATGCGGTCTACCCAGGACGCACGGTGTCTTATACTGGTACGGCAGGCTCGACAGCCACTTGGCAGGCGGGCCCGCAAGGCGTTGTTGTCTGGTCCACCACCCCAGCATACATTGTGGTGGGTGAGGGCGTGACGGCAACGACGGCTAGCACCCCCATTCCGGCGTTTACGCCGATCCCGTTCATTGTGCCGCAAGGCACTGGCGCGCCCTGGCGAGTAAGTGCGATCCGCGTCGGCTCTGATGGCGACGTGTACGCCAAGCCGATCAACATTCGATGAGTTGGGGTGTCGCACTGCGAAATGGTGTAGCGATCGGCTTAGGTGCCGTCGCCACGCTTTTTTCCGGTACGTATGACACCGGCGGTTCGGTCGGTAATTTATTGACCGAAATTGGCGATAACCTTGTTCAAGAAGACGGCGGCCAACTGTTGTTGGAGTAACACACATGTCTATTGTTAAGATTACAGAACTTCCGGTTGCAACAACGCCGCTGACCAATAGCGAGGTTATCCCGCTGGTTCAAAACGGCGTTACCAAGCAGGTGTCGCTGGCGAATGTTAATGCCAGCGCAACATACAAGCGTTCGGGCGACGTAAACACTGTTACGCGCACGATTGACAGCAAACTGTCCGACATCATTAGCGTTTGGGACTTCATTCCTGAAGGCACGGACACTAGCACCGTTGACTGCACGAATTACATCCAAAACGCACTGAACTATGCGTTCAATCAAGGCGGCGGCGAAGTGTATTTGCCGGCAGGTATTTATCGCATTACTGCGCCAATGATTGTTCGTTCAAACGTGCATTTCCGTGGAGATGGCGCAGGGTCAATCCTTCGTCGCACCGGTCAAGGTGGATCGCCGTTCGGTAACGCAATCCACATTGGTTATGGGTATGAGTATAGCTATGACCGTCAGTATTTCTCGCCAGCGTTCAATAACGATGCCAATCTGACGCAATTGCTTGCTAACAATCTAACCAAACTTACGACAATTAACGCCAAAGTTAGCAACATTTACGTTAAAGACGAAACTAACGGAAAAGGTTTGGGCGTATGGGTTCAAAACGCGCTTGATTGCGTGATTGACTCTATGTGGTTTGAGAACACCAAAACCCCCATCAACATTGCAAATGATTTTGCGGGGTGGGAAGCGGCTTGCTACAACATTACTGTTAACAATATTTTTCAAGTGTCTGTCGATAACGGAAATGATAGCTGGTACGACTTAGTGTATTGCGGCGACGCGGTAAACGTCACTATCAGCAACTGTTTTAACAACCCCAACACCCCGTCTTATTTGGACGGTATGTTTGCTGTATCGCTCGTCAACAATTTGATTGTTGATAGTTGCGCTTTGGCAGGAAACGGAACTGCCGGCAAAATAGGTATTCTGTACACGGGTGCTGGCGTTAATACGCCGTCAAATGTTGTGCTTTCTAACAACATCATAAAAAACCTTGATCAAGGCATCAATGTTTTCAACGCGTCGGCTGTTTCTGTCGTAGGAAACATGATGTATGACTGCGATATTGGTTTGCGATTACTGAGTAAGCGTTGCTTGGTTGACGGCAACATGTTCCGCAACAACACGACGGACTTGTTAGGCAACAGCGACGCTACAAACAACAACTTTACTAACAATAAAGGCTTAACTGTACTGACTAACCCCGACATTACGTGGGAGCTGTACAACAAATTTGCCGGAAATACTGATTTTTCAGGCAATCCGATTGTGGCATCGAACGGCAACACTTATGGAGCGTTGCAGGCGAGATCTCTTGCGTATCACCCGATTGAGGCGTTCTTTACGTCTGCGGATCGAGCAAAAGCAGGGTTTGCGCAAGGCGGCAGCATCCAAGTCAATAGTGGGCAGACGGTTACGGCTTATTACAAGCTAGAAACTTTCATCAAAAAAATTCGCAGCGCGACCGTATACGCCTATGCTGATGGCGCGGGCGACGTAATCACCATTAAATTGGTGGGCAATAGCTCTGCACCTAACGGTAGTTCATTTGCCACAAGCGTTACGCTTGCAACTGCTACTTCCGCAGGTGCAGGAGACTGGAGCGTTAGCAACGGCGCGATCACGGAAACGCTGTACAACAACGGCGGCTACTACATCGCGGTTGAATACGCGCCCGCTAACAGCAGCAGCCAGCTACGCCCCATGCAGCTTGTGGTATTGGCGGACGCTTAACCGTATGGCTATCCGAAAAACAGTCACTATTGCTATGGGCAGTAAAGAGCCTATAACAGTGCCAGACGCGTACATTCGCGTTAATTCGCTATCGGGTAGCCGGCACAACATGACCGCGCACGTCGGAATCTATAGAGACAAACCTATAGATCGGCTTAACGCAGACGGCACGCGGCAAGAAGTTCCTACTAGCGGCGGTGAGTTCGTGGCTACGCAACACCACAGTTTTGTACCTTCTATGGGAGGGAAAAACTTTTTTGCCCAGGCTTACGATCACTTAAAAACTTTGCCGGAGTTTAACGGCGCGTTGGATTGCTAATCAGCACAAAGGTTTGGAGTAATTTATGGCAGACAAAAAGATTTCCCAGCTTTCCGCCGCTTCAACTCCGCTTGCCGGAACTGAGGTGTTGCCGATTGTGCAGAGCAGCGCAACGGTTAAGGTATCTATAGATAACCTAACTAAGGGTAAAACGGTTTTAGCGTCATCGTTTGATACGGACGTAGCCGCTGCCGGCGTTACGCTTTCAGGCACCACTTTAGCCGCCGATGGCACTGATACCAACATTGACATCAACATTACGCCAAAAGGTACGGGTGAAGTTAATTTGCCCAAAGTAGATATTGATGCCGGTGCGATTGATGGCACACCGATTGGTGCTAATAGCGCATCTACTGGAGCGTTTACTACGCTTTCTGCGTCTAGCACCGTATCTGGCACCGGTTTTACAAACCTTTTTGCTTCACCTCCGGCTATCGGTGGAACGGCTGCGAACACTGGCAACTTTACAAAACTGAACGTCAGCGCGACTCAACGCATCTTGAGCAAATCCGCGACCGTCTTGGCCAATTCGTCTGGCACTGCAACAATCAGCGCGTCTGATTTTGGCGGCGTTGAAATTGAAGGCTCAATGCTGGTTATTGCTGGCGGTTACGGCCAAGCGGTCAGCGGTAACGTGTTGGGAATGTGGTTGATTGGAGGATGGCTTTTTCTTAATGACGCCAGCACGTCTACGGTGGTTGAAATTGTCAATAGCGTTGGCAACGGCACGCTAACTTGCGCCCGTTCTGGCAGCACGTATGTGGTAACGCTTAACAATACCAATCTTGATTATTCAAAGACGCTGCGTGTAAGCGCAATCCTTAACGGATAAGTGTTGGTTTTACGCATCAGTTAGTGTACATTTTTCTTTACCCGTACTGGCCCGGTTGACCAGGGATTCGTTAGGAATCAAAATGTCTGAAACTGAAGTAGTAGCGGAACAAGTACCCGCGCCGGAACCGGTTGCTACGGCTGCACCGGAGCCCGAAGTTGTTGCCCAAGAGGCAGTACAGCCGGAGGAAAAACCCGCCAAGACGTTCTCCCAAGAGGAGCTCGACGCGCTGGTAGGTAAAAGACTTGCACGGGAACG